CACCGATACCGGCCAGCGGGTCGATGACTTCCGACGACGAATCGTTCTTCGGTACGATGGTGACGTAACCGATTTCCGAATCGAAGTTGGTTTCGATGACGGCAGCCTGGTCGATTGGACCGATGGTGCGAGCGTCGCCCGAACGGAAGATGAAGCGGCTGATGTTCTGGTGAGCAACGATCGACCACTTGCCTTTCAGATCACCGGTGGTGTACTCGGCAACAGCCGCCAGGCCCGAACGGGTGTACAGCGCGGCGATGATGTCGGCGATTTCGTTGGTGACCGCAGCGGACACGGCGTTCCAGACGTCGTACGAACCGTTGGCCGAAACCACGTCGCTCAGCTTCAGCTTGCGATCAACGCAGGTTGGAGTGAGGAAGTGCTGACCAGCCAGAACTTCAGAGCCTTGGGCGTTGGCAACGACCGCGGAACCGTCGATCTGCTTGATGTACTCGGTGTGACGACGAGCTTCAACGAACGCAGTCTTGGAGCACTGGTTGTTGATGATGATCGACATTTGCTTCAGGGCGAAGTCCAGGGATTCCTGGTACACGTCCTTGTCGCTCACTGGGTACTGAACCGAGATCGGCGAACGGCGCTGAACGGACAGATGCTTGTAGGCATCGAACACTTCTACGCGATAGCCGAAGTTGCCGCGGTTGGTGTTGTTGACGTTCTGGCCGGTACGGGTCGAAACCACGGTACCCGACTTCAGGGTGTTGAACAGAGCCTGTTGTGGGCCAGCGGCAGTGCCGTACTTGACGACGGTCTTGGTGCTGGTTTCGTACAGCTCGGAGATAACCACCGAACCTGCGAGCAGGTTGAGGTCACCGCGCTGACGCTGGTAGGTACCAGTCAGTTGCAGTTGCAGGCGTGGCTCGTAACCAGCGGCCAGGAAGTCGGCGAAGATGGTCTCGCCCACTGCGTTGCCGTCTTTGTCCTGTACCGAGAAGCCAGGGTACTGGGAGATCTTCAGGTTCAGAGTACGCTCGTCGGAGCTCTGGATCTGACCACCGACGCCGAAGGTGTTGTTCGACATCGAAGCGGTGTTGATGAAGAAGGTGTGCTCGGTAGTACCCAGCATGATCTTCACGCCGACACGCTTAACAGCGATCGAGTTGGATTCCAGCTCGTCGGTGTTGGTCCATGGCTGTTGGCCAGGGGTTTGGGTCAGGGCCAGGAAGTTCGGGATGTTGACCGGAACAACCAGATCCTGAGTCAGGTGTTCCTGACGGCCGTAGGCGTCGCCTGGCATGTACTTGATCGGAGTCGGGGCAGCCAGCGAAGCAGGGGCGAAGAAGCGACGGGTGTCGGCAGCGTCATCGGCAGGGTACACAGGGTACACAGCGAGGACTTCTTCTTTGAACATGTCGCCGGAACGCAGCAGGCCGAAGACCGGACGCAGATCGGAGGCGGACTGGAACGCGGTAGCGCCGTAGGTGTAGGTACCCAGGCCAGCGGCACGAACGGTCATTTCAACGCCTTCTTCCTTGTAGCCGATCGAGATCGGAGCGTACAGGGCATCGGCGCCTTTGGTTTGCAGGTGGGACTGAGCGTTCAGTACCAGGTTGGCTGCACGGATGGATTGCTCGTCGCCCTTGAAGTTCTGGAGCGAGAAACCTTCCTGACCTGCAACCGCGGCGAAATTCTGGCCGGCGGCGTTGAAGCTGTCCATGACGTCTTGAGCGCGGCCCTTGATGTCGGTGCCCCAGGCGCTTTTGACTGCGTCGAAGTTGTTCTGGTTGAAACCGGTGAACATTTGGTTCACGTGCAGGCTTTCGGCGCCGCTGACGGAAGCCAAGGCAGTTTTGAATTCCGAGTAGCTTTCGTTACCGGTGATCGAGCCCAGGTTGCCGTTGCCCAGAGCTTGTTTTGCTGCCCAGAAATAGTTAGGCTTTTTATCAACGCTGGCCGTAACCTTTTTGGTTTTCAGTGATTGGTCCATGATGCATTCCTGTCGAGAAAGTTATTTATGCAAGTTAATGCGGTATCAAACTGCACATAAAATACTATACCGCTTTGTTAAGGATTCTGTTGACTGACAAATCCGTAGACGTTAGCCATCGAGAACACTCCCACAGCGGGGCGTATTACCTTACCATTATGAACTTTCAGATAACCTACTTGCTCATAAAGTGTTTGCTGCAAGGCCAAAGAGATAGTCCGGGCCTTGACATGTTCCCAACCCGAGGTTGAAACTTCGCTGCCTGGTTCAACAACAAGCAGAATTGTTTGTCCTACTGAAATCGATTTGAAATGGGTAGAGCGGATCAAATGTTCCCGTAACGAATTACTGTCGATCTCATTGAATGCTTGCTCGACCATTCCGCCGTTGTAGCCTTCACCAAACAACGACGCCAAATCGGGCATCTCAACACCCAACAGTTTAGCAGCTTCTTGCTGGACTGCGATGAAAGCGGCCACCTGATGAAACGTCAGCTGGTCATGGTATGAATGAATTTTGTGCAAATCCATCAACGGGATTTTGGCACTCTGAGCAGCCTCCAAAAGGTCGCTGGTCAGAAAGACAACGTGGAACGGATCCCCGTTCGGATATTTGAAGATCATTAGGTAGTTGCTCCTAGGAGTTAGGAATGAACGATTTGCTGGTGTTGGTCAAAATACTGACCTCGGTCTATCAGGCTAAGAAGCTGAAGGACAAAAACCTGACAACAGAATTGACTGAAATTCTGGAAGAATTACCGGCACCCCCTCCCGATATCTTGACGCAAGACAAAGCGCTTCGGGAGAGTATACGCGCAGCGATCTTCTGGACACTCGACCAGGAGGATGGAGACCCGCTTATAAAATCCTTGTTGCTACAGCGCATCGCTGTATTCAGCAAGAATGATGATGGCATTAAGAAGGTTGTAGCGGATGGCATGGAGGACTTCGAGTCCGAGGAAATGATCCGTCGTTTGATTTTCCGTCAGATTAAAGACATTCGTAAGAACGCTCAAGAAGAAGCTTTCCAAAAACGTTTCCGTCAGAAGATCAGAGACTTTGCGTACAAAGACCTTCACGAAATGAAACGTGAAGACTGGGGTGCTTTGCTGGACCTCATTCAAGAACGGGTTAACGATTCGTTTAATGAACGACAATCCGAAGTTGTAGTCAGCGTTAACACCGATGACCCTAACAGCATGTTGGCGGTTATTGATCTGGCTAAGCGGGAGAAGAGTCCCGAGGGTATCCTTAGAAGTCCTTTGCATGGCCTGAACATCGCGATGTATCCGGACGGTGGGTTTAACCGTAACAAGACGTACATGATTGAGGCACTGACCAACCGTGGTAAGTCTTTGACCATGGGTCACTTGTTGTGGGGCATTGCCAAGTACAACACACCGTTCTTGCGTGATCCTTCCAAGATCCCAACGATCTGCTTCGACTCATCGGAAGATACGATGGGGTTGGTACTGGAGCGGATGTACAAGCTGAGTTGTGCTGCGTCGTTGGATACCAATGCTGACTTCTTGAATGATGACTCTGCGTCGATTGCTGACGAGATTGCTAAGTCGTTCAAAGAGAACGGTTGGTTCTTGGTTATTAACCAGATCGAATCCAACAAAGAAGACATGAACCGTCTGATGGATCGGGTTCGTACTCTGGAGCTGCGTGGTCATGAGATCATCCTCTACGGTTACGACTACTTGGCCCTGATGAACTACGACAAGATCCCGGGTGACAGTAAGTCTGACAAGTTGCAGCTGCTGTACCGTCGTGTGCGTTCGTTCATGATCAACCGTGGCATCTGCTTCATCACTCCTCACCAGCTCAACCCTGACGCGAAACGATCGCTGAAAGAGATGGATGATGAGAGTGAGGTTTACTTCATTCGTGAAACAGCGGGTCAGTCGATGACGGAGACGTCGACCAAGATCACTAACGAAGTAGACTGCGTACTGGGTATCCATGTGGCTCGTGGTCAGCAAGCGAGTTACTGGTGCTGCATGCTAGGGAAGATGCGAGGTGAAGGTGCTCCTCCACCCGATCGTTTCTTCTTCTACCGGTTGGACCCTAAGTTCGGGTTACTCCATGACCTCATGGGTAAACCAATGTTCCGTCGAAGTCTGCAACAGAAGATCAGTAGTAAAGGCGATCTCGTTAATAGCGATGACATGATGTGATAGAGTAGAAAAAAAAACATAGTTTAGTACCCTACCAGCCCATAAGGCTGGTAGGGTAACTATGTATGCTTTTGGGTTAGAGAGCTAAGGAGGAATCTACCAGTGCTTTGTAATGCAGTTCAGCCATGAGGCTATTGCCACGGGTAATCCACTCTAACTGCTCCATACAGGCTTCTTTCTCCCAAGGGTAGGCAAGGTAGCCCTTCATCTCGATCTCGTGATACACGCCCTCCCAGTTCATCTTAAGCCAGCCCAGCATTTCCAGTCGACCGGAGAATACTTGCTTAACGTGAGTCAGCTCGTGAAGGAGCGTACCTATGTTAAGGAAAGTCTCACCGACCGGGAACCCGCTATGTTGCTGCTTCATGATGGCTGGGTAGAAGACGATGGCCAGTGGATCTTTCTTGTTGTAGCTAATCTCTCTGGTTTCCATGTCGACCCGGGACACGAAAGCCTGAGCAGGGTATTGATCAATGATCGGGTAATCCCCTGTCTCAGCGAAGATGACGTTGAGGGTTTCGCCCGGGTAGTCGATCCCGATACGGTAGAGTCGGGTGATACCGGTATTACCAACAAGGTCGGTCAGTTGTTCAATGGTGCAATTAACAAGATTCATAACAGTACTCCAGTACATTAATCGAAAGGTTAACTACCCGAATGATATAGGTTTAAAAACATGCAAAACTTAAATAGTAGTTAGCTCCCCTCAGGCTTAAGCCTGAGGGGAGCTTTCTTGTGGTGGGAGTACTACTATAAACACCGTAGTAAAAAATTACTTATTTCGGTACTTCATTGGACATCAAGGTTCTTTCAAACTTGATTCCGCCGTCTTTATCAAGGATAAGTGTGCTAGACCCGTGACCACCTTGATTAGTAACAATCCTGACAGAACCGTCTTCACGCTTTGTGAGGTCGAATACATGATTACCAATAACGAGACCGGTAGTCATCCCCTCAGTAAGCTTTTGGGTAAGTACCGACCAGTCAACTGGTCGATCCGGCGCGACGTCATTCCGTTTCGTTGTTACCGCTTTGGTCAGTAGGTAGGCGTGCAACCCCACGGCATCAATGGAGATGCCTTTAGTCCCAGCCTCATCTGACAACTGAGCTGCCAAACGTTGCAAGGTAATGGAGACGTCCAGATGTCGCAAGGTGCGGGGGACGTCCAAGTAGTTAACAGCTTTGGGAGGGTTATCGGACGCAGGTGGTTCAGTCAGCATTTGGTCCAGGTGACGGGAGAATATTTCAGGGTTTTTCTGCAAGAACCGGAAAGCTTCGACTAGGTGAGCAGGTTCAGCGGACTCATCGGCCGAGACGGTTTGTTTAATGGTCAACAT